CGCCATACACCTCGCCGGCCGGCAATGGGCTGTGTGTGCTCGACGAGATCCTGAAATTGGGCGACCCGTGGCACGGGCTGATTCAAGGCGGCACGGTGCGATTGCCAGGCGGCAAGACTCGCCCCGTAGCGCGCCCTGGTATCGGCGTCGGCGTCGTCTATCCTCTGATCCCCTACGGCGTCACGCCGGCCGCTACAGCCGACGCTGCAGACGTCGCAGCAGGGCGCACGTGGCTCAATTACGGGCTGCTGGCCGGCGCTTGCTTGTATGAGCAGTCGATTACGATAGGCGCACCGTCGTGGGTTTACATCGCTCCTGATAACACCACATGGCGCGTGCTCTGCGCGGCCTCGACGCTTCTTGGCGTGCAGACGCTGACCCTTTCATTTTATCCGCTGCGTAAGCTGTTCATGACGGCGGACAAATGGGGGGGGCTCGCGCAGACGCTTCAGGTACAGATCAATCCGACCACGTCTGCCTACGGATTCGGAACGCTCTACGATCTAGACAGCAAGGGCGCCAATGCGGTGTTTTTCAACCCGACAGGCGCCGCAATCGGTGGGGCTCTGCTGAATATCCAAGGGATCCCGCCAGCGTCGACCGGCACTTACACGCTGTTATGCGACGGATCGGCGGTAGGCAGCGTCTACAGCATGTCGGAAAACGTTCCGATCCCGCCGACAAGGCTAAAAACGTGGCTTTACCAGACGCTGCTTTTTAACGCTGTCACGGGTGAGTCAATTTTTGGGCCGGAGACAGAATACGTCCAAGACCAGATGGTTCCCGACCCTGAACCTGCAGATTTTTTGCCGCCGTTGCCTGACCCTGGCTATCCGTGGTCTGCCAGTTGGCGCATCGGATGGAAGCAAACCAAGTACACCAACACCGGATCAACGACGCTAATCACCGGCTATGCTTTTGACTCTGCTGATGCTCTGCAGGCAGTGCTACATGCCTATGTCTCGATTTATGCCTACACAGACACGCCGGCCGCCGGCAACGAATACGCATTCAATCCGCCATTTGCGCGTGTCGGCGATGGGGGGTCATACACGCAGTATGCCAAGATCGGAGGCGTGAACAGCGATCCCGTCGAATGGACTTTCGACGGTGTGTCATTGGCAACAGCGGCGCCAAACGCATACGGCCCTTTCATCGTCGGCGGCTCAAACGTCACCGTCTCAACGATTCGATACAGCAACCGCGTCTACGGCCTGCGCGTTGCCGTCCCCGGAGAATTCCACTATCACCACCGGCCGCCGATGAGTCCAGACGCGCAGTCCATCTACGTGGCTGACATCGTCTCGCAGTACAAGCCCTTCGGCACCTATCATCCGATCACGCAGGAGATCGCCTGGGAAACCGGCTTTGTGAACTTTGTCTGAGCCCATGACCCCTCTTGAGCTGGAGCTTATCCGCCTCGCCGCGCCAATCGCCTCGTCCATTCTGGCTGTTGGTTCGGGCCTGGCAATCGCGGCAATAAAATGGTACTGGGGCAGCGTCGTCAAGCGCATGGACTCGATAGCATCGGCCGTCTCGTCTGTGGAGGTCCGGCTGGGCTCGATCGAACACGAGATGCGCCAGCAGATCGCCGAGATTCGCAACCAGACTCAGCACCGTGACGATGTGATGGCCGGTAACGTCGCGGCGCGCCTGGAACGCATCGAGGGCATTTGTGAGACACAGCACGGCATCCAGCAACTGCGCAGGCGCGAGGACGGCAAGACTTCGGCCACTTGGCTGCAATCGTCCGACATCACCGGCGGCAAAATGAGCTGACATGCGCCACGCTCGCCGCTTGCTGAATTGCTGGCTGGTCGCAATGTGGTTTTGGGGCCGCTCGTGGTGCGCGTATCCGGTAGCTATCCGGCGTAGTCACGCCTTCGCGCTCGTGCCGCATTTCATCGCCACCATGCCGGGCCGCTGGCGTCGCTTTTTCGCTGTCGAGTACATCCCGCCCAGGCACAAGCGTTGGACGCTTGATGACTTCGTCCTGTTGTTCCGAGGGCGCTACAGGGTAACGGAATACCGGGCAGAGCGCGTGCTGTGGTTTGAGGATCGGGCGGCCGCTGTGGCTTGGATGGAGTTGGCGCGCCGGAACTGAAAAGCCGCCCGGAGGCGGCTGTTTTTGCGGTCGATCGTCGTTTATCATTTTTGATTCCTCTGCCAATCAACCAACTATTCGGTCGGCAACTCGAAGACGTGAAATACTAACGATCCGCCGGCCATCTGGAAAGTCGCCACGTACACTAAGCGCGGGTCGTTTGGCATCGTGTGGCCCGTTCCGAACACCTCAAACGTCCTGCGCTCCATAGGTTGCGTAGTGTCAACTTTTGCCCACATACACGGCTCGTCTCGCTGCATCTGCACAGTCAAAACTTCGGCGCCACGGTGCAGATCAAGAACGGTCCGGCCAGGCTGAAGAGTGTACTTGTAGATGGTCGCTATGGCCGCGGCGAGCCGGTTGATCAGGTCGGAGTCGATTGTCTGGCCGCTCATGTCTCAACACCCTTCCCCTGCTGCAGCAAGCTACGCTCGGCCAGCGCCTCGGCCTTCAGCGCCGCATACGCCACGCAGTCGATCGCGCTGTCTTCGTGGTACGAGGCTCCAGAGTACTGCCGAACGTCTTTCAGTATCTGCAGGAGCAGCCAGCCCTCGCTGGTAGTCAATGACCGCCCGGTGATGGCGTTAAATGCGTCGACGGCCTTGCCCATTGAGCGCTCTCCGTCGGGCGAGTCGTACCGCTTCCCGCGATCGTTCATTGTTTTGATGGCGCGCTGCAGGAAGTCGCGAGCTGTTAATGTTTCTGTCATGGCCTGACCTTCTCAAGAGCTTCCTGCACAAGCTTCGGCATCATGTACTCCAATTCATTGTGCAGGTTGGTGAATTGCACAGCACAACGCTTGTAACCATTCCACGTGTCGGTACGGCTTACGGCCGGATCTGGCCCGTCTGGCCACTCAAAAACGACGGTGTATTTCATTTGATTGCCTTCCTAACTTCGTCGCAGAAACTTTCCGGAAGATTCCTGCCCATGCCTTCGACCGCAACGAGAAGCCCGTGCATCTCGTAAAGCCGTTCAGCCGCCTCCAGAATCGCCGCATTGGCCACCCCGTCCGGGCTCTCGATGTCGCGGGCCAGCGCTCGCATCGCGGCGATGATAGTGGTCGTGCTGCTTCGTGGTGTGCTCATGCGCTTTCCTTCTCAGGCGTCAGCAGGTGCTGCGTGATCCACGTCAGCAGCTCCCACCGCGACGGCAGCAGGTGCGTCTGGCGCGAGTTCGACAGCCGACCCTCGCCCCATTCGATCACCTGGTAGTGCTCACGGCCGTGCTCGTACCGTGGCGGCTTGATTGTGTAGCGGACGCCGCGAGCGTCGAAGATGCAGACCTCGTCCACAGTGTCGCGCGCCATGGCGAACATCCCGACCGGAACCGTCTGCAGCATCTGCTGGACGGTGGCGGCAAGTTCGGCTTTTTCTGGCCAGGTCATCACGCCACCCCAAGAAACGCATAGCTGGTTGATGTCGTGTTTTGCGTGACATCATCAAACAGCCCGCCTTGCTTCGCGCTCGCAGATTCGATGTTCTTGCACGCCTGCGCAAAATAGGACTGCTTTAGCTCAGATCCAACGAACTTTCTGCCCATCTTGATCGCCTGGTATCCGGTCGATCCTACGCCTGAGAATGGATCAAAAACCACATCGCCAGGATTGCTCCAAAGCTGAATTGCGCGCTCGATCAGGTCCAGAGCCATCGGGCAGACGTGGCGCTCGTCCTCGTTGTCTCTTGCCGCTCGAGCGTTTAGGGTGTTGCTGAAATTTATGTCCATCCATACTGGGCTGGCGTACCGTCTCCAACGCTCATGCGACAGATTGCCGTGGATCGGCTGGTTATCCCCGCAGAACTCCGTCAGGCCGTCGATATGAGCGACCGGCTCGGCATTCTCGCCGTCCTTGCGAAACGCCAGCAGGTATTGAGGGATTCCGGCCCGGCTTCGCGTCGAGTCCTTGCAAAGCTGCTTGTGCATCAGGCCAAGCGCTTTCGTGCGGGTTGCTTCGATCAGCGGATCTTTCCATGCGCAATGCTCGCTGTGAAAAATGAACCCGGCTTTCTGGAACGCTCGAATCACATCGCCGCGAAAGTCTTTCAGCCCGATGTAACCGTCGCGCTCCTTCATGGCCGGGATGTTCATGACGTCGACGCAGACGATCCGTCCTGGCTTGGTAACGCGATGCAGGCCCTGCACGACATGATCAAAATGCTCATAAAACTGAGCATCGTTGACGCTGTTGCCGAGGTCGCGGTCGCTGTTGCTGTACGTGTAGAGCGATGCGTACGGCGGCGAGAAGATCGACAGGTGGATCAAGTTTTCAGGCAGCGAGTTCAGCACTTCGATACAGTCGCCATTGGCAAGAGTCCAGTTTTCGCCGCTTGCCTGATTCAGGATGTTCATTGCTTTGCTCCGTGGAAGTGGTTGAAAAGCCGCCGGACCGCATAGCTCCTGGCAATGGATATGGCCGTGAAAATGGCGCCGATCAGCAGGTTGTCGCGCATCGATGTGCGAATGCCGAACAGCGGGAACACGGCTATCTGTGCGGCCAGCGAAACGCCGTATCCGATGGCAACATTGGCGCCTGATTCGATCAGGCTTTGCGCCCTGGTCTGCATCACGCCGACAGCCATTCCGGTATGGCAAGCGATGCTTGCGGCCTGTATTCGGATTTGTTGCGCACTTGGCCGCCGTGCAGCGCAGCGGCATTCAGGTCTTTCATGTGCGCGATCATGTTGTCGTAGGTCTCCTCGGCCTCGCGCTCCTTGCGCTTGATATTCGACACCACGGCGCCCTCCGTCGACGCGGTGATCACATGCACATTGACAGCCCTGTCCTGGCCGAATCGCCAGCATCGCCTGATGGCCTGGTAGAGCTGCTCGTAGGAGTCCGACAGCCCGACAAATGCCATATCTGCGCAGTGCTGCAGGTTGAGTCCGAGCCCTGCAATCCGCGGCTTGGAAATCATTACCCGGCGCCTGCCGTCGAGAAAGCCAACGATGGCTGCCTCTTTGTGCTCGTCGGAGTCAGATCCCTTTACCTCTACAGCATCAGGAATTGCCTTCGCCAGCGCCTCGCTCTCGGCATTGAGATTGCACCAGACGAGGAATGGCCGATCTGACGAATTGACGAGATCCGCGCAGGCCGCAACGCGATCAGCGATCGAATCACGGCGAGCCGCTTGGCGCTCCTGCAACGTCTGCGCTTCGACGGCGAAGAGAAATCCGCCGGTCGGATTCGTGACGTCGACGCAGTGCTCGTGCATTCTCAACGGCGGAAGCGTGAATCCATCGTCCGAATACCCGAGATCCGACGGCTTGCGAATCATGACGGCCCACGAAGCCATCCACGTCCAGAATGCCGACTGCGCATGGCCCTTGACGCGCCATTTGCTGGTGTCTCCGCCGTCGTGCGTGAAGTACATCGCGAGCATTTCGCCGCGCGTCATGACGCCAAGGAATTCGGCCTGAGCGCCTAGCTCCATGATGTCGTTTGGCGCTGGCGTGGCGCTGCTGCAAAGGCGGAACGGCGTGCTCTTGAAGGCTTCCGTCATCCATGTTGAATAGGCGCCGGAGTAGTTTTTCAGGATGGATGACTCGTCCAGTGCAACGGCGCCGAACTGCTCGACGTGGAAATTCTCAAGCCGCTCGTAGTTCGTCACGGTGATTCGCTTCGTGATTCCGGCGTGATCTTTGGCGTATGCCAGATCGATGCCGAACTTCTGCGCCTCGCGTACGAACTGATGCGCAACCGCCAGCGGCGCGGCGATGATGCAATCGTGCGGCTGCTTGGCTGCCCACTCCATTTGCATCGGGCCTTTGCCGATTCCGCAGTCTGCAAAGATCGCCGCGCGCCCACGGCGCAATGCCCACCGCACCATGTCTGCCTGATGCGGAAACAGCATTGGATTGAGATCCGGGATGATATGCAGGCCGGTGTCAGGATCGATCACCGATTTTCGCGCCAGGAATGATGCGTAGGTCATTGCTCGCCTGCCCACTTCGCCAGCAGTTCTTCGATGGCGCACAGAACCTCGTCGAGCTGCCAATAGTACATTCCGGAGCACTGCAGCCTGATCAGCTCCAGGCGGTCGGCAATGCGGCGCGACTCTTCGGTTTGCTTCGCCTGTTGCTCTGCCTCAACGCGCTCGCGCTCGGCCCGCTCGGCCGCTTCCTTTGCGTCCTTCTCTGCCTGGATGGCGCGCTGCTGCTCGGCGATCTCGGCCTCCTTCGCGGCCAGTTCGGCCCGCGCTTTTGCTG